AGGCGGTTCGCGCTCACTTCTTCGCCTGCTTCTTGCCTTTGATCTTCAACAGGTCACAGAGCTTCATGGCGACTCACCCATGGGTTGCATGCCTCCGGACGTCGTCCTGCATTCGCAGGAGCTCCTCACGTGGCACGATGATCGGATGGCTGCGGAAGTACTCCGCAACGTATTCACGCGCACGCCCTGCCCTGAGGTTGCGCTCGACACGGCGGCAGGCGGGGCACAAACCGCCTGACCATGTGATGCAACAGCGGGGGCATTGCGCACGGCGCGTCACGGACCCGTGGAGACGGTCACGTTCGTCTGCGTGCTCACGCTGACTGTCGTGACGCTTCCGGGGGAGGACGGCGGCGCTGGAGGCCCTGAGGCGCTCGCACTGGCTGCCATCGTCGAGGCGACCACCGCTACCGGGTAGGGGGTTGATTTCGCCTGTGTCGACTCCTGCGAAAGGCTGTCGACGCTCGTGATGAGGTAGTAGTAATTCCCGGGCGCGAGGTTCGCATCGCTGTAGGTGAGCACCGTCGGGCCCAGTGACTTCACTCGCGCGATATTCGTGAGCGACGTGCCGCGGTAGACGTTGAAGCCCGCAAGGTCCGTCAGACTCGACCCGTCCGTGCGCGTCGTGGGCGGCGTCCATGTCGTCGTGGTGCTGCCGTCGTTCGCGGTACAGGTCAGCGTGTACTTCGTGGCCGCTGAGACGGTGACGAGCTGCGAGCCCCCCGTCAGCGCCTTCGATCCACTCCAGCCGTCACTCGCAACGCAGGTGCTCGCGCCTGAAGCGGTCCAGGTGATTGTCGCGGGATACGGGAAGACGCCGGTGCTGGGGTTGATCGAGACGGAAACAGCGGGAGGAGCTGCATGCGCGAAGACGGGAAGAACACACAGCAGGGCCAGGAGACACAGCGCGCGGGTTTTCATCCTCCAAGCCTATCCGTCTCGTTTTCAGGCGAAAGTTGAATTTTTATACTTACGCCCTTCTGAATCTTCTTGAGTGTGCGCTGGCAGTACGCCTCCGAGAATCCGGTCATGCGCGAGAGCTGCTTGAGTGTGAACACGTGACGTCGGTTCTCGGCCTGGTCGCAGAAGAGTTGGTATTTCTGCGGCGTCATGCGTGATGGAGTTCTCATGCGACTTCGCGAACCTCGATGCCGTGAAACGCCTTCATCATCTTTTTTCGCAGCTGGTATGCCTGCGTCTTCGAGGCCGGTGACTTCACGTCCTCAACGATCTTCACCGGCGAGTGCGGCAGTCGATATCGGAAGTCCGCCTTGTAGCTGCCGATGTGCGTGCCGTTGAGCTCGAACACGAATTTCGGCTGCAGTTCCAATTCGAGGATCTCCCCAGCCCGCTCGAGCAACTTGAGCTCGCCGTATCGGCGCCCTTCCGCTTTGCTGGGGAATTTGTGGCCATCGATCTCGACCGGCTGATTGCGGTATTTCCTCACGCCGCGTCCTCTTCCGCGCGCAACTTCGCCTCTGCCTCGCTCGGCAAGTTTTTCGAAATCTGCGAGAACCATGCGCCACCGGGAACGAGTCGCCATAGCTCCCAGAGTCCATTGGGATCGACGCACGTGCTGTAGCGTTTGCACTTCGTGTGCGATCCGCTCGCGTCCGGATGGATTTTTTCCCATTGAAGGCTCACGGGTATCTCACGAAAGCATCAGCTGGCAGATAGCGGATACCGTGGCCCGCGAACTGATCCTTGCTGAATTGGCGCAGTGGGCGATGAAACCAGCCGACGATGTCACCGAGCGCGCCGTTTCCGTGGCGCTGCTTGGCGATCGTGATTTTCATTCCGACCGCGGGAGCGAGCGGATCCTCTCCCTCGGTCCTTTTGCGCCGGATGAACAGGACGTTGTCCGCGATGCCTGCGAGCTCGCGCGCGCCGCCAACGTCGTTCGTATCGGGCTCCTCGTCCTTGAGCGGCGGTTTCTTCGGGTGCGCGACCAGATGGATGTGGCATCGAGTCTGCTGCGCCGTCGAGGCGATCAGGTTCGCGAAATTCCGCTGGGCCTCCCAATCCTGCGTCGGGATGTCGAGCTTCATCAGCGAATCGATGAAGACGTGCCCTGTACCCTCCGCCGCCAGCTTCCGGATTACCGCAAGCAGTGAGCGGTGTTTCGCGAGCCCGACCTTCGCCCAGATGCGTAGCTTCGCGCCATAAGCATCGATGAACCATTGCACCTGATGGGCGTTCGGCTTCTCGGTCCCGGCCGCTGTGGCCGCGAGTCGCACGAGCTGATGTTTCGGGTGCTCCTCTAGGCTGGCCGAGAACACGCCATGATCCCGCTGCAGCAGATGGCAGATCAGCTGGCGAAGCATCGTCGTCTTGCCGGCGCCTGGAAACCCGGACCACAGCGTTACGCCGCACGGATAGAGCCGCAATCGCTCGCCGTGGTCGTCAAACGGCGTCGTGGCGTAGCAGGACATCTCCTGCTCGTACTCCTCGAGCAGCTGTCTGCCATCGAGCTTCCCGAGATCGAGAAGCTCGTCCGGGTCATGGTCGAACTCGGGCGCATCAGCGGGCGCCAGCATCTGCGCGACACGGCGAGCTCGCTGAACATCGATGCGGGCAATGGCCTGGTCGGTCGGGCTAGCTACCATGGACGAACTCCAGTGCAGTTGCGATGCGTCCAACGCTCACGCGGACGCGCTGTGCATCGATTTCGGAGACTGGCTTGCCTTCCGCCATATCGGACGCCACGAGAGCGACGACCGTACCCTCGAATGTAAGGGCACGCAGCGCATCCATCGCCGTGAAGGCGCGTGCACGCTGGTAGCTGTGTTCAGGTAAGCGCTCGGGAAAAAGGTCCGATACCGTGAGATTGAGTGACGCGAGGACCGCATCGGTTCCGCAGCCGCCGAAGCAGTGCATGAGGATCCGACCGTCCGGCAATTCCTTCACGCTGAGGGATGGCGAACGGTCATCGTGCGCTGGGCATTTCGCCGACCACGCTCCGTTTCGGCCGCGAACGCCATGAAGCCGCGAGAGCAGCGTGCTCACGTCCACTGGCTCTTTCCCATGCGCGCGTACTTGCCACTATCGCGACAGTTGCCTATCCACGTGCGCCAGGTTGCTGGCCAATCCGATCGGGGTGTCTTGAACTCCCAATCCTTGAAGCGCTTGGCTTCGCGTTCAGCGTCGATGTCAGGGATCTCGCGTCTCGCGTACTCAAGATCCGGAGAAAACTCTTCCGGCACACGGCGCGCTTTAGGAGCGCCCTTCTTAGATTCCTTTGCCTTTGCCTCTGACTCTGAGAGGGGGACTCCGGGGGAAACCGGGGGACTTCGGGGAACTTGCGAGCTTTCGGGGGACTTTCGCTTTCTGGCAGCGTCTGCGCCACTCTCGGTTCTGGCCGCATCCTTCGCCTGCAACCTGGCACGTTCGCGATACAGGCCACTGTTCACGACGCGCCATCCCCAACTGCGTTTTTCTGGGTCCAGCAGCACAAGTCTGCGCCCCTCCTCCGCGCTCGATCTGCTGTATGGATCAGGCTCACAAAAGCGGCCCATGCAGGCCGTTACTTCCTCGAGAGATAGGCCAGTGACTCGCGACAGATAGTCCGGAGTAACATCCACCACGCCGTAGCGATCTTTGAGGGAAAGCACGATTGGCCAAAGGCCGATATCGGGCCATCGGCCACAAAGCGTCCCGGTGGTCAGGGAAGCAAAGAGCGGCGCATATCCGCTGCTCATGACCGCCACGGCTCCGGGAGCCGGGCTTCCATGCGCATTACCTGCGCCTTTGAGCGCCGCGCTTCGAGCTTGAGCTGAGCCATGATTCCGAACACTTCACGCGACAACTGCGGATCGCTCGGCGCCACCTGAGTGGCGAATAGACACGCGGTTGTGATGACGCGCTCCAGACCTGCGTCGATTTCGTCCTGCGTGGGGACTGGCAGCGTCACAGGAGCGCGCCTTGCTGGTAGCCGAAGGCGGGAACGCCTGCAATAAGCGGGAGCGGAGCAAAAAAAGGCGATCCACTCGTCCCGCCGAAATCGATTTCTTCGGGTATGTGAGATAAATCGGCCGCTCGCCCCAGTTGTATCGGATTCCGTGCAGCATCCAGTATCGGGTTGTCCGAAAGACTGGCTTTAACCTGCATGAAATCTGGCGCATATTCGTGCACGAAGAACAAAACAGCGCATCCGCTTGGGGCAACCTGACACCTCTCACGGAAGGATTCGCGCGATGCCAAGGGACGGGCACGGGCTACTCGTGTCAATTTCAAGGAGAGATCGCACCCATGCTCCCTGCCGTACAGTGCTGTATGAAATCTGTTACATGCGTTCTGTCGCATGCCCGAGATTCGGTAAAGCCTCATACCGATTGGTGCTTTTGCATAAGCTCGGCTTTCTTGCCCAAAACTTCCCTGCTGTCGCAATGTGCGCATGACAAAAGTCGATTAAGCAGTGAGCGCCGAAACGGCGCGCTTGGACGAACGAGGCTTCGCCACATCGGCGAGCACAAATTCCAGCGAGCGCAGCGTATCCAGGCTCGTGTTCGTGGTTTCGCCAGTAGCGATTCGATTGACCGTCGACTGAGATACAGGACGGCCGAGCGCCTTGCTGCGCTTGGCGATCGCGTATTCGGAAAGGCCGTGGGCTTTCAGCTTGTCGATGATCTGAAGAGGGTCCATTGCCCCAAGTATATGCATCGATGGGACGGCGTCAATCCATTGATGGGACGTACATGCGCCATCACGGGTCTGACGCGATCCTTATTCGATGAAAACCAAAGAGAAAGACGCACTGAAATCCCGCCGCATGATCGAACAGCTATGCGAAGGCGCGGAGGAGCTCTGGCATGTAGTGAATGGCGAACGTGTAGTGAACATTTACGCGCTCGCGGACGCTCTTGCTCAATGGGGGGAGCGGGAGAAGCGCAATGTCCCGCAACAATCAACCCTGGCGAGAAACTACAGCGGCGAAACCAAGAACTTCAGCCGCAACACCGCCGAGGTACTCAGCGATTATTTCCGGGTGCCAGTGGCCGTAGTCACCGGCGATCTCGAGATCTCTGGTGAGGCCTGGGGTATGGACGTCACACTTTCAGAGATTCGTTGGGTCATGCTGATGCGCGAGCTCACTCCAGAACAGCGCACAGCCGTCTACAACTCTATTCGCGCGATGCTGCCGCCCGACACACCGTCGCCTCGACTTCCCCCGGGCGCTAGCCCGTTGCTGAAGTTGCCGAAGCACTAAAAAACGAGCCGACTTAACGGCTTCGCCTTCGCACGCGCCAATATATGCATTGATGGGTTGACAACGTCCCGCGCGTGCATATACTGCTCTCACGCTCCAGCACCGGAGCGGATACGGGAGGCGGGCATGGCGAACAACCAAAACAGCACGGGGCTCACCGGACAGAGCAACGGGTCAGCCTTCGCGGCTTTCGCTGCCGCCCGGGCCGCCGATGCAAACCGCATGCGGGCCGAGTTCCTCAACCAGCTCTCGAAGCGCCACCGCGTCTCGTTCGCTGGCGTCGGCGAGGGCGGCGACCGCTACCTCGTCTCGCCGAATGCGGTCATCACCGATCGCGGCATTGACCGCATCCTGCGCGCCGTCGAATGGGACGGCTCGCCCGAGTGGGCTTCCGAGCTGGTCGGCGATCTCCTCATGGGAGACATCGCGTGAATCAGCGCAGACAAGAAAAGTGCGCGCACGCGCACGCGTACTCGTTCACCTTCGAGAGCCGGCGCGCAGACAAAGCCCGCGAGCATGTGAACATCGCCCATTACAACTGGCGCAGCGCTCAGACGATGGCGCTCACGCGGGTGGCTACCAAGACGAAGACGTCGCGCGCCATGTGGCGAATGGTCTACATGGAGCAACTGTCGTGACGCACAGAGCAGAAGGCAGTGTTTCTTGCGGTAGCGCTGCCGCAGGCGGTGAGCCCCCCGACGCGAAGCCCGAGTGCATGACCTTCGCTGGCATCAGCAAGCCGAGCCAGGGGGGCAATACCCGTTGCGTGGCCACCGACTGCAGCAACAATGCGATGCCAGGCGCCGTTCTGTGTCGCGAGCACTTCGCCGAAACATCTCGTTGGGTCCGCAACGGCGCTCAAGCTCTCAGGCTCGTTTGTTCGTGGCCGCAATGCTCGTGCGGTTCTGTATTGGCGTGCCCCTATCCGATGCCGGGGGAGCCGTGAATGAGCTGGCACTTTTCGCAGGCGCTGGTGGAGGCCTACTCGCAAGTCGTCTGCTTGGGCATGAACCGGTATGCGCAGTCGAAATCGACTGGTACCGAAGGCACGTTCTCATGGCACGGCAAAACGACGGAATTTTGCCGGTATTTCCCATCTGGGACGACATCCGGACATTCGACGGCCTTCCGTGGCGCGGACGTGTTGACTTGGTATCGGGAGGTTTTCCCTGCCAAGCCAATTCCCTCGCGACTCGAGGTCGTAACACGGCGGATGATCTTTGGCCGGAAATGCGGCGAGTCGTGGCAGAGACAGCTCCCAGGTACGTATTTGCCGAGAACGTTACTCGCAAAGCCATCGACGCCGCGGCCGAAGACCTCGAAGAGATGGGTTACCGCGTCAAGTGCATTGCCCTTTCCGCGGCGGACCTGGGTGCTGACCACATTCGGCGACGCTACTGGCTTCTTGCACACCCCGACGGAGACCGCGAACTACAAATCACGGTCGATGATGAAGTGGCGTGGTTGTCGCGAGTTTGTTCGGGTGTTTGGGGAGCCGAGCCCGACAAATGCGGAATGGATGATGGGCTGGCCGATCGGGTGGACCGCATTAAATCCGCTGGAGAAGGACAAGTGGCATGCGTGGCTTACGCGGCATGGCGTCTCCTGAGGGCATCAATGTGAGCGAACAGAATCGCAGTACACCATGAGTAACTACAGAGAAGGCAGCGCGGAAAGCAGACGCGCACGGCAGACGGCACATCCAGCCGCCTCGGATCACACCCAAAGTACACGGGTGGAATGCCCGAGCAAGCCAGCCGCTGGTAACGGCAGTCGGAGTAGCGCCCGGCCCTTCTCTGTAGTCACTCGCTATCGTGATGTGCCAATTGACGACGGATGGGGATTTCGTGCCTGCGATGACGGTGACTGGGTTCGCTTTGACGATATCAAGCATCTTCTGTCGGATGAACAGGACCGCACATGAAC